CGGTAAAGGTGTTGCAACAGTTCGCGTTCCACAAACAGACGTTACACCGTTGAACGTGACTTACTCACAAGTAACAGCAACAATGACAGACTACATTGCGGCTGAATACTCAGATATCTTCCACCAATCACATGTGAACTTTGATGAGCGCCGTGAGTTGGTACAGGTTGTATCTAAATCAATCGCTCGTCGTATGGACCAGCTTTGCATCGATGCATTGGATGCAGCATCTTCACCGTCTACAGTTGCAACAACTGTTGGTGGCGCGGGTACAAACATGAACATCGAAAAGCTACGCGCAGCGGCAAAAGCAATGAATGACAACAATGTTCCGGCGGAAAATCGTCACTTGTTGATGCACTCATCGCAGCTTGACGCTCTACTAGGTGAGACAGAGGTTACATCCGCTGACTTCGCCACAGTAAAAGCACTTGTTCGCGGCGAGATTAACTCGTTCATGGGCTTCAACATCATCACAATGGGTGATCGTGACGAGGGTGGTGTTCCAAAACCATCTACACGCACATGTTTCGCATGGCACCAGGACTCAATGGGTTATGCTGAATCAATGTCTCAGAAGTCAGAAGTAAACTACATCCCAGAGAAAACATCGTTCTTAGTAAGTTCAATGTTCTCAGCGGGTGCGGTTGCGATTGACGATGAAGGCATCGTCAAAATCAGCTGTACTGAATAAGGAGACTGAACAATGGCTTTTGATAAAACAGGTTTTGGTGACGGTGGCCCAGGCAAAAAAGGCAACGCTCCTGTTATCTATACATACCAAACCGCTGACACTATTGCGACTGTAAACACTGAAGGTTACTTCAACGATATGTCAGACACTCTGGCAGTTGGTGACTTGATCTATGTTGTTTCATCTACTGGTGGCACTCGCGTTAGCACACTGACGCAAGTTCTGTCCAATACTGGCGGTGTTGTTGACGTTGCTGACGGGACAACACTAGCCGCAACAGACGGTGACTAATACTCCGAGGGGCTGCTACGGTGGCCCCTCACACTTACCTGGAGGGTTACAATGGCAACTGGTGATACTGACGTTTCAATTTGTTCGGATGCTTTAGTCCTCTTGGGCGCTTCCCCTATTTCGTCTTTTACGGAAGGCACTGACGCCGCACTGGTGTGTGGCCGACTTTACCCAGATATCAGAGATTCAATACTAAGCTCATATATTTGGTCTTGGTCAATCACTAAGTCGCAGATATCCAGATTATCCACTGCCCCAACAAATGAATGGCAGTATGCCTATCAGCTTCCCGGAGACATGCTTTCCGGCGTTCTAGCTGTCTTTGAAACAAGCGGGACTACTGAACGCCCCCGGCGCTATGGCTGGGAGATATATGGCGATCAGCTCTATACCAACATGGAAACCGTTTATATTGATTATCAGCAAACGGTAACAGAAAGCAAAATGCCGCCCTACTTTGTGCAGCTATTAAAGTTTGCTCTGGCATCTGAATTGGCCATTGTCATAACAGATCAGGGGTCTAAGGCGGAATACTTCTATGCAAAAGCATACGGAAACCCTGGTGAAAATGGACGCGGCGGTGAAATGCGCAAAGCAATGAACATCGATGGCCGTGGCCAGGCAACACAGATCGTTGAGGATTATTCGCTAGTTGAAGTGAGAAGCTAAATGCGCGTTACACAGTTTCAAACAAACTTTTCGGTTGGTGAGCTGGACCCACTACTTAGAGCGCGTACAGATCTCGATCAATATCAGAACGCTCTCGAGGAGGCACTGAACGTCATCGTGCAGCCACAAGGCGGCCTAAAGCGTAGGGATGGCCTAGAATTTATCTATAACCTGGGAGAAACCTTTACAGAGGTGAAGCTTATCCCGTTTGAGTTTAGCGTTAATGATAGCTATCTTTTGGTCTTTGTAGGTGGCCGTATCTATGTGTTTAAGGGCGGAACACTACAGACAAACATAAACGGATCTGGGAACGATTACATTACTGCCTCAGATATTACTGCGGCAATGCTCGATGAGCTAGAATATACCCAGGCTGTTGATACGCTTATTCTTTGCCATGAGGATCTGCAAACAAAGCGCTTGGTGCGCAATAGCGATACAAGCTGGACCCTAGAAAACTTACCGCTAACCAACTTGCCACAGTATGCTTATGCGTTTGATACACATCAACCAAACTTTACAATTACACCTAGCGCTGTTGATGGCAACATCACGATTACAGCATCAAGCGTAACAACCGATACTGGCACTGCCCAGGCTGGTGGTGCGGATACAATTACCCTTAAATCTTCTTCAAGCTACACATCTGATGATGATCCTAATGGGATGTTCATTACTTTAACATCCGGCACTGGATCAGGCCAAACGCGCCATGTTGAGGACTATGTGGCGTCAACCAAGGTACTAACGGTCTATCCAGCCTGGGATACAGCGCCAGACAATACAACCGGGTACAAGGTAGAAGCCTTCGCGGAAAGTGCGGTGGGTGAATATGCCCAAGTCACAAGCACCTTTGGCCGCGCAAGATACGTTGAGTTTACTAGCTCCACAGAAATGAAAGCTGTTGTCGAGGTTCCTTTCTTCGATAGCAATGACGTTGTTGCCGGGGAATGGGAAAGCGAACACGGGTATGAAGATGTTTGGTCCAGCACCAGGGGGTGGCCTCGATCAGCAACATTCCATGAGGGTCGCTTGTACTTCGGCGGATCTAAGTCCCGGCCCAATACTGTCTGGGGATCTCGGGTTATAGATTACTTTAACTTTGATCCTGGTACTGGCTTGGATGATGAGGGCGTAGAGGCCACGATCAACACCAATCAGCTCAATAGTATCGTAAACATCGTTGCATCGGCCGACTTACGGATCTTTACTACTGGCGGTGAATTTGTCGTTATTCAGTCAGAGGATAGCCCGGTAACGCCTTCCACCTTCCTTGTACGGCCACAAACGCGCCAAGGATCAAAACCAGGTGTTCCTGTTGAGGATTTAAATGGGGCTTCAATCTTTGTTCAACGCCAGGGCAAATCTTTAAATGCGTTCCAGTTTGGATCAAATACAAGAGCGTATCAGATCCAACAAATATCTGTTCTATCATCTCACTTAATAAAAAATCCTGTAGATCTTGCGGCCCGGAGGTCAACATCAACAGACGAAGCAGATAAGATCTTTGTCGTTAATGGCGATGATGGATCTATGACTTGCTATTCAATCTTGGTCGGTCAAAACGTGATATCTCCCAGCAAGTTTACAACAGACGGGGACTTCATTGCAGTAGCAGTAGAAAACACAGAAGTCTATGCCGCTGTCAAAGCGCCAATCATTGATTGGAATTTAACTGATGGATTAGCCAAGGCGATCAATGACATTGCTAATGGGGTCAAAGATGCGGATGATGGAGGTGTATACGCTTGGTTGCTTGAGCAAGTTGATACTGGCGCTGGTAGCTATCCACGCGCCGATCTGGGAAAAAATCAAGTCGTTGGTACGCTAGATGCAGGTTTCTGGGATTCTTATGGTAGCGGCAGTTTATCTGTGACATTTGATGGATCTGGTGAAGTAACGTCAATAACAATTACATCCTCGATTATTACTATTACTCTAAACCCACCAAGTTATGATGTTGTCTATATATACGATCGAGTTCTTGAGTTCCAAAAAGCTTTCTGGGTAGCGTATGAGGCGGGAGAAACTTGGGTAAGCGATTATATCAAATACGAATACCACATTCAAAAGTTTAATCCAGACATAACCTTAGATCGTGCCGTAACAGGAACATCAACATCTGGAACGGTTACTGAGTCCGGCTTGCGTGATCGAGCTGTTAAATATATCCGCGATGGTATTATTGATGATGATACGGTTGCGGATCACACTGGCCGCATGGATTTGCCCACAGATGCAACATCATCATATGCACTAGGATTGGATTACACTGTTCGGGCAAAAACAATGCCCGTTGAGCCTAGATTGAATACTGGAACAGTCCAAGGCGTTCAAAAACGAATTGTCCAAGTCGATGCGCTTGTTAATGAAACAAAGGATCTTGTTATCAATAGCAAGCAAGTTTCATTCAGAAACTTCGGTGAAGGCGTCTTGGATTCAGCAATCGAGGCATTTACGGGCGTAAAAACTACGCATGGTATGCTTGGCTATACGAAAACTGGACAGATTACGATAACACAGAATGTTCCTCTCCCCATGACGGTCTTGGGCCTGGAATACAAACTTAGCGTGGGGAATTAGATATGTCAGCGGCGGCAGCACCTTTATTCTTAGCATCAAGCGCAATCAGCGCGTTTGGCCAGATACAAGCGGGTAGAGCGCAACAAGAGCAATACAGACAACAAGCGGAGTTAGAAAAGCTTAGAGGTCGTTCTGAGGCGATTGCATACAAGCAAAAGGGTGCAGAGATCCTAGGCAATCTTAACGAAACCCTAGCGGCAATCGTTGCAAGAGCTGCGGCGGGTAATGTTGACCCAACCTCTGGTTCTGCCAGAACTATTATGACTGCATCTTTGGGCGATGGAATTACTGAGGCAAACATTGCGGCTGATAATGCAACATCTGCGATTGCGCAGTCTGGAATGCAAGCTGGCATTTATGAACAAGCTGGTAAAACAGCGGTGCAAACATCTTATGTGCAAGCACTAGGAACGATCTCAAGCGGTATATATCGCTATGGACAATTAACCTGATGGATTAAAAGATGGCGATACTCCCAAAATATCAAAAGACAGGCATCAAAGTTCGTCAACCTAGTAGAATGGATTTTGCTGCATCAAGAGAAGCCGCCCGATTGGGACAGGCTATATCTACTCAGTTAGATCGTATGGGAGAGTTTGCCTTCAAAGAAGCTGCGCGTGAGGCCGAGCAAAGGGGCCAGGAGCGTGTGAGACAAGAGGGTGCTATTCCCGTCTTAGAACAGCTACAAGCGCAAGATGGGCCTCGAACAATAGCAGAGAGATCCGCGCTTGAAGCGGCTAACCGTGTGGCGATTGTAGAAATAGAAACTGCCGCGCGTTCTGATATGCGCACACTTATTGCCGAAGCTGATGAAAATAACATGGCAATGAACGTGTTTAATCAGAAAATGAGTGACATTCAGGATGGCTATACTGCGTCACTGCAAGTTGTCGATCCAACGGCTGCGGGTGTTCTCAATGCTCGATTGCAAGAAGATAGTGTTTCATTTGGCACAAGATATTCTGAGATTGTTACTCGCAAAGCAAAAGCCGCATGGGCAGAAACAACGCAAGTCATTTTAGATGAAGGCGTCCAGAAAATTATGGACACGGCCCTACAAGAGGGGGCCGGGCAAGTCGATAAAGATGGCAAAACTGCTATTCAAAAAGCTGGCGAAAGTCTGCTTACCACTGCTCAAACTCGAGGCGTAAACCAGAAGAAAGCACAAAAGCTTGTTGATACTGCCGTTAATAAAGCTATTCGTGAAAATATTGTATATCGATTTAATAACGCCGCTGGGGTTACGGAAAAGCAAGCCATACTTATGGAGCTTGAAGATACTGACAAATTGCCGGGGATGTCTTTTGAGCAAACTTTAGGGTTCAAAGACAGGCTTTCCAATGTGGTTGATAGGGAGATTGCAAACGGTCAGCGCGATTTTATTGAAAGCACCCAGAATGCTATTGAGGTAATAAAACACACCGGGGAAGTCCCGCTAGATTATCAATTTGATGATGAAGAAGTTAAAATTTATTTCGCTGAAAACGAAGAAGGTTTAGACGTTTTACTTAGATCTGTTGAGTATGCAAAAGAAGATGTTTTGACATACGGCTCTTTGTCTACAATGTCTGTAGATGATGTGAAGCAAGCAGAATCGGCAATTCGCGCAGATTATGAACAAGCTAAAATTGATGGCGTTTCCGGCGCAGAACTAACAGCATTGCAAAAACGCCTTGTTGACTTCCAAACGGAAACGGCAAAACGAGCGGATCGCATTAATGCTGACCCGGCACAATATGTTATTGAGACAAATAAAGAGGCAGGGTTGGCAGCAACAAAAGCCATGCAAGCCTTGCAAAGTGGTGATCTGCAAGCCGTAGCAACGGAGATAAATGCGTTAGGTTTAGAGCTATCAGCGGCGTATGATAAAATCGGCGTCAGAATGGAAGCGCGGCAAATCATGTCTGGCAACATGGCCAAGGGCATTGTAGCAGCGCTAGAGGGACGAGCGCAAACCAATCCTGATGATGCGGTAGCTTTGTTTGGCCAATACCGGGAAGCGTTCGGCGAAAACTCAATGCGGTTTGTTGATGAGCTATCAAAGGCTGGACTTAAGCCAGAGTTTACAGAAGCGATGCTTTCTAATGATACAGGGCTTCACACAGAGCTTATGAAGATTTCTCAGCGTTCTACTCAAGAAATCAAAAAGCTTGCTGGCGCAGAGGCCAATGATACTTACAAAATTTTGCAAGAGAAGCTTACAGATTATACTGCTGCGTTTATTCAAGGCGGTGGGGCTAAAGCGCAAGATGATATAGCTGCGGCTATGGGTGTAGCAGAAAAATTACTTTACGACCACATGGCGAAAACTGGCAAAACAATGGAAGATGCTGCGCAGTATGTCGTTGAAGCAATGTTTCCAGAGTATCAAAATGTCGTAAATGATGTAAATGGCACTTATATTGTGCCAATTGAGTTTAATAAAAATACTGTCGATGCATTGCTTGTTGGTCAGATCCTACGCGCAGATGTGCTAGAAAAGATGGGCGTACAACCGTTAGATGTGCTTGGGGCCGAGGGCTACATTGATGAAGCGGTATCCTTTACAAACTTAGCGCGTCAAGGTGTGTGGCTAAACAATAGCACTGGTGACGGTGTAGTTCTTCACTACAAAACAAAGCAGGGGCATCTTGTAAAATCCAAGATGCAGGACGGATCAGAGGTTGATCTTAAATTCAAAAATTTAAGAGCAGTAGTAAACGAGCTACAAGGGATTGACGTAGAAGTCGAACGTGCTGAACCCGTAGATGCAGCGCAGACATTAGCACCAGGTTTTGGCCCAGGTAGCCCCGGCTTTGAAGCTGGCATGGCAGCACTAGAAGAAGCGCAGCCAGTAGATACAGGGACTAGATTTACGGCCGAGCCAGTACCAGCAAATCAAGCCGCGAGTGTTGCAAGAGCAAATCAATCAAAAGCAGAATTGCTAGATCAATACTACAATTCCATTCCGGATGATGCGACAATAGAAGAAAAAAGTGAATACTTTGATCTTTCAATGAGTGAGGTCAGAAACCCGGATATTAGTCCTGATGAAATGACTACGTTCGAAGCGTTCCGCAAAAACAAAAGGTAACTAAATGCGCACTAGGCAGTTACAAACGGAAAATAGAATACTGCGACAGATCGCAGGGAACGAGCTTTCGGTTACGCTAACTGACCAATTTGCTGCATCTTTCGATATGCCTACAATGGGCACACTGGCTTTAACTGCTATCGGCCAAAGCTCGGCGGATACGGATGCTAGACGCCAAGCTTACTTGGAGATTGAGTCCGAATTGCTAGATGAGCAAAACGAAATTCGGGATCAGTTAATGAATGAGTCCGATCCTCTTGAGCGGGATAGATTACGCCGCCGCTCGATTGAGGTGTTCTCACAGATAGGAAACTATCAAACGGACCGCGTTACAGAGAAAGCTATCGAAATGGGCGTCCTGAAGGGCGTTGATGAGCTTACAGAAAAGTACGGTGATCTTTTGAACTTTGATCGGCCAATGTCAGAAGAAGAAGCCGAGATACTTTACAAGGGTAAAAAAGAAGAAGCGATTAGAAACGCTATCATTCAAGCTGGTCCGAAAGGAATTATCCCCGGCGCAGTTCAATTCGCTGGTGGCATTGCTGCTATGGCCGTAGATCCACTAGAGGTTGCCTCGATGTTCATTCCTATTGTCGGGCAAGCTGGGCGCGGTAGAGCGATTGCAAAGTACGGAAAGATTAAAGGATCTGGTTATGTTGGTGCAAGAGAGGGCGCGTTTGGTGCGGCTATAACCGAGCCAGTATATTTTAGTTTATCACAAAATCAGCAACTTGATTACACAATGTCTGATGCATTGTTCAATGTTGGTGCTGGTTTGTTTCTTGGTGGCGCTATTGGGACTGTTGGCGGTGCAATAGCTGCAAGATCAGTAAAGGTAAAAGAGGCTATTGACATGACTGACTACGGGGATGTCCTCGAAGTTAGAAAGTTAGCTGATGATATTACTGAGACAGAAGCGGATGCGATTGCTCGATCTAACGAGGCGGTTGCAAAAGTACGCAAAATGTATGGGGTTATGGGTGGTCAGATCACCCATAATATGGCGGTTCGTCAGTTTGCCTTAGATCAAAGCTTGCAAGTTGACTTAATTGCTCCGAAGGTCGTTAAAAGACCGGAGACGCTATCTGAGTTTGTCCGCTCTAAAGGTGGCATAAATGACCAAGACCCTGCATTTAGAGGAGAGCTTGCTGCCATTGGATTAGAAGGAGCGCGTTCATACAAGAACAGCAAGGGTACGCAGATCAATCGCGTAAGCAATACAAGCGCTGATGCAAACTTAGATGAAATGGCGGATTTAGCCTACCAGAATGGTTTTTTAGATAGCCGCAATCCAAGTGAACTTGTTGAGCGCCTAAAAGGCGAAACACAAAATACGTTTACATTCTCTAAGGCAGATCAGTTTGAAGCTGAACAATGGCGGCAATATCATCAAGGCAAGGATGATTTTGAAAGAGAAGTAGAGTTTAGAAATGAAATACGTTCTGAGCTTGAAATGTTTGGTGTAAAAAATGTTACAGATGATGAGGTCGCTCTAATCGCAGATCGCATGGCGCGTACTGGTGAGGATGCAGTAGACGCAGCGCAAGCCGTAGCAATTAAGGTACAGGACGTTAGATCTCGCATGATTGCTGAGACAACAGTTCGTCCAGAGGCAGAAAAGCTTGCCGACTTCGAGGCATCCGCAAGGGCCGATGAGGTAACTGATGAGATCCCGTTCGATGAAATCAATGAGCGTCGAGAGCAAATGATCGAAACGGCTCGGGCGGCAGATGAGCTAACCGATGAACAGAAACGTTCACTAGAAGAAATGGATGAAATTGATCGCAACCATGAGGCGCGTGTCGAGGTCATTCAAGCTGGTATTAGATGTGTGGCGAGGTCGTAGATGGCAGATTGTTTAGCAGAAATTGATAAGGCAAATGCCAAGCGACTATCTGATGATGAGCTTGTAGAGATCATTGAGGAGCTACAGGCGGAAAAGAAAGCCCGGCAAGCGGCTGGACGTTTGGATGAAGTAGAGGAAGCAATCTTCGAGCGTGGCAACAACTTAATCAAAGATGCAGATATTGCACGAAAGATTGAGCGCCGGAATAGATACATTAACATCATGGTTGAACAAAAGGCTATGGCCCGTGCTGACGCGGCTGATAAGCTTACTGGCGATCCATCGTTGGGCTTAGAGTCACTGCTTGTTGGTGTAAACGCTGTATTTGAGGGATCGAGTAAATCCGTTGACTCAATTAACCAGGGTTTGGTTGGTGAGTTCATGGGCGGTTTCATTGCAGATCTCAAAGCTTCTGGGCTACACGCAAAGTTTAACAACATGAAGGGTGACTTCGAGTTGGAGGTTTCCCGTGCGCTAGGTAACTTAAACACACCCAATCCAAAGCCACGCGCAGAATTGCCAGATGTAAGCGTTGACGCGCAGAAGATGGCCGAGATCATGTTTAAGTATCAGCGTCAGGCGTTGCAGCGTGAAAACAAGGCTGGTGCTTATATCCGATTAAAAGAGGGCCGTGTCGTTGGATCAAGCCATGATATTCGTCGTATGGTTAAGGCTGGCAAGGCAGAGTGGGTGCAAGAGATCGATAAGCGTCTGAATTGGGACAAGACTGCTGATGGTCAGTTTAAGATTCCAGAGGGGACCAAGGACGCAAAGTTCATAGATGAAATGTACAATAAGCGCATTGCCTTCTTAGAAAGATCTTATGACTCCATCATTACTGGCGTTCGATCACAAACAGAAAGAACTGAGATATCTAAAGCATTTAAGGGTCCAGGAAACTTAGCAAAGCGTGAGAGCGCGTCTGCATTGTTTACCTATAAGAGTGCTGATGATTGGTACGAGTACGATCAAGCATATGGCCGTGCATCTTTGCGCGAGGCATTCTTGCAAGATATCAATTCGTCAATGCGATCTACTGCTTTGATGCAAGTGTTTGGCACAAACCCAGATGCTATGGTTGAGCGGATACAGCAAAGACTGTTAGAAAAGCACAAGGGCGATCTTAAAAAGGTCAAGAGACTAAAGAGAGAGAGTGCGCCTCTTACGTTTAAAGCGGCGTATGCCGAGGTTTCTGGCGATGTAAACTTAGGATCTCATACCGAAATAGCGCGTTGGATGCATTGGTTTAGAGCGGTGCAAACAATGGCCAAGCTAGGTGGCGCATGGATATCGGCTCTATCAGACGTTGCATTCATAGCAAGTAACAGAATGTATCAGGGTCGTTCGTTGATGGATGCATGGGGTGACGCCTTGACTGCGGTGTTCCGTGGCATGAACGCTGGTGAAATGCGTGAGTTCTCGGATCGACTAGGTGTTGGGATCGAGGGGCAGCTTGGCGACTTTATGAGCCGCTTCAATGCATCTGATGATGTACCGGGGCAAACATCTAAAGTTATGTCTATGTTCTTCAAGCTAAACCTGTTGCAGCCTTGGACTGAGAGCAACAAGCGCGGCGTAACATTGATGATCTCTAACGATCTAGCCCGTGAAGCAAGCAAGCCGTTTGCTGATTTACCTGATGATATGAAGCGTTTGTTGTCTATCTATGATATTGATGAAGGCGCTTGGAACAAGGCGCGTAAGGACGTTAAGAAAGGTCCAGATGGCCGTGATTACCTGATCCCCGGTGAGATACAAGATACTGGACTACGCGAAAGGTTCTTTGCCCTTCTTACATCTGAGGCTGATAACGCAGTTCCATCGCCAGGCGCTAGAGAACGGGCAATGCTGCGGCGCGGCTATAGACCGGGAACACTGGCGGGTGAGGGCATTCGCTTTCTGACGCAATTTAAATCGTTCGGCGTTACAGCTCTTACAAAGCCACTAGGGCGACAGCTTTTTGGCCAAGGCGCTAGTGGATATCGTGAACAGCTACAGCGTGGCATCGGTGCAAACATGGGGCTTGTGAATACAGTCGTAGGCACAACTATCATGGGTTACTATGTGATGCAGCTTAAAGAGGTTGCCAAGGGCCGTGAAATGCGAGAGCCAAGCCCAGAGGCGCTTCTTGCCGCAATGATGCAAGGCGGTGGATTGGGTATTTATGGTGACTTCTTGTTTGGTGAGGCCAATAGATATGGCGGCGGAACATTGCAAACTATAGCGGGTCCGGCGGTTACAGAGGCATCTGAGCTTGTGGATCTATTACAGCGCACCAGAGGTGTCGTTATGGGCGGCGAGGAAGATATCAGTGGCGATGTAATAAGATTTCTCAAGGGCAATATTCCCTTTGGCAATTTGTTCTACACCAAGCAAGCGATGGATTACATGATCTGGTATCAGCTACAGGAGAGTGTAAATCCTGGTTATCTACGCCGAATGGAGAAAAGAGTAGAACGCGAGAACGATACAGAGTTTTGGTTACGTCCTTCTAGTATCGTCGCTACGGGTGGGGGTTTTAGGTAAATATGTTGGATTACAACGCAACATCTGGTATAAGCCGGATAAACAAACGGAGCATATAGATGGCCGATATCGCAATCAACCCGGTTACTCGTAGGGTTCAGTTCACAGGCAATACCGGAACTGGGCCGTTTGCCTTTACGTTCAACATCCTCGCTGATGAGGATATCGCTGTTTATAAAAACACAACACTACTCACACTCACAACGCATTACAGCGTTACGACAAACGCAAATGGAACGGGATCGATTACCCTGGTTGCGGGGCAAGCTCTTATTTCCTCTGACGTTCTTACAATCATCGGTGGTCGGGATTTATCCAGAACAACAGACTTTGTAACAGCCGGGGATCTCTTAGCCTCGAGCTTGAATGAACAGCTTGATAGCTTGGTGATTATGACTCAACAGCTTGACGAGAAAGTTGGGCGCACAATCAAAACAAACCCAGGAGATGTTTACACAGATCTTGAGCTGCCGACCAAAGATAACCGCAAAGGTACAGTATTGGGATTCAATGCAACATCTGGTGATCCGGAGGTTGGCCCAACAATAGCGGATGTTTCTTCTCTAGCATCAATCACAGCGGATATTGCTACGCTTGCTGACATCGAGGATGGCACGGACGCCACTGATGCAATCCAAACTGTGGCCGGGATCTCATCGAACGTAAGCACTGTTGCGGGTATCAGCGCTAATGTGACCACGGTTGCGGGGAATACATCAAACATCAATGCTGTTGCGGCGGATGCTACTGATATCGGTACGGTTGCTGGATCTATCAGCAATGTGAATACGGTTGCCGGGATCGATAGCAACATCACAACGGTGGCGGGCAATACCACTAACATTAACACTGTTGCGGGTAATAACTCTAACATCACAACGGTAGCTGGTGTTTCTGCGAATGTCACCACTGTTGCCGGGATAAGCTCGGACGTTACGACAGTGGCCGGAATTAGCAGTGATGTGACAACTGTTGCTGCCGATGGTACTGATATTGGAACGGTTGCAACTAGCATTGCTGATGTAAATACTGTTGCGTCCAACATTGCGACGATATCCGCGAAGGTATCTAAGTCTGGCGATACCATGACCGGGGATCTAACGATCCAGGGTAACTTAACGGTTAGCGGCACAACGATTACTGTAGACAGCGCAACAGCTCAGACGATTGATCTTGGCGATGGCGACAGAATGCGTTTTGGCGATAGCAACGATGCTTACATTGAATGGAATGGAACATATTTTGATGCTCGTTCAACAGGTCGCTTTGATTTATTAAGCTCCGGCAATGATCTGCGGTTGTCTACAGCTACAAACGTAGGTTTGATTGTAAACCATACGGGCGGCACACCAGCGGTACATTTATATAACTCTGGAACTGAACGCCTTGCCACCACCAGCACAGGCGTAGACATCACGGGTACTTTGACCAGCGATGGGCTGACTGTGGACACAAACACATTGCACGTTGATGCAAGCAATAATCGTGTCGGCATTGGGACGAGTTCGCCTAGTGAAGTTTTGCATGTAACAGGTGGTGCTGACCCAAGCATTAATATCACAGGCACTTCAGGAACTGCTACTATTAAGAGTACAGATCGTGACTTAAAGTATGATGCTAGATTTGGAACACACGTTTGGGTGTCAAACGGCTCCACAGAAGCCATGCGCATCGACAGCAGCGGTAACGTTGGGATTGGGACGACTTCGCCTAGTTCTTTGGTTCATGCAAACAATACATCGGGTGATGCTACTATAAGAATTACATC